CTTCCATAAGGGCTCCTGAGTGTGTACATTTTGTGCATGCTCCATTTTAACCTAAAAGGAGGTGTTAGTATGCGTTTGCGGACGATGGGACCATCAACGGTCTCAATGCCCATGTATTTAGGGGATGGATATTTTGATACATCCTACCCCTATGGTAATGGCCCTTGGTATCATTTCACTACCTATACTGGTGGTGGTTCTGGTACCAAGACAACCTTTGAGAAAAGGTGCTGGGATGAGTTACACCCAGGCCCCCCGTACAAAACTGGTGGACCACTCGATATTTACGAGTTTTCTACCAATGAGTACGAATCGATTGGGCCCTTCCAAGATATATCTTGGAAGTATAAAGCTGACACAAGTTTTTTGCCAGCTATTAAGCCCTCGAGTTACCTTGCATGGGCCAACCTTGATGAATTTATTTCATCAGGTGTTGGGGACGCATTTGCACACGGTGCCACGGGATGGGATATTTTCTCACCCACACGCCCCGGAGCTGATCTTGGTATATTCCTTGGTGAATTTAAGGATGTACCTCGAATGCTCAAGGGCACAGCCAAAGCTTTCCACGATGCGTGGAGAGCTATGGGCGGCTCACTTACGGGTTTTGCCCCTAAGTCTGTCGCCAATCATTGGCTGAACACCCAATTTGGGTGGATGCCGTTCCTCAATGACCTTCGTAAGTTCCAAAGAACTACGAAATTGCTTGATACGAAGCTAAAAAGGCTTCGTAGAAACAATGGAAAATGGGAACGACGTGGTGGCACTTTTATCTCTGATAGTGAGACGGAGATAGTCGATCAGGGTAATACAAATGGTTTATACCCTGCGCTTATCTTTTATCACTATGAGACCCCATCTGGCTCCAAGCTTGTAACGTCTACTACGACGCAACAAGTTTGGTTTGAGGCAGCTTTTCGTTACTGGATTCCGGGTAAACCGGATTCCTGGTACTGGAAAGCTAGGGCTATGGCCATGTTATATGGCCTAACCCCTTCGCCTTCGCTCATATGGGAGTTAACACCTTGGTCGTGGTTGATCGACTGGTGGTCTAATGCTGGAGATTGTATATCCAACATTTCTTCCACCTTGTTCGATAACCTCGCCGCGAAGTATGCATTTGTCATGGCAAAAACTTCATATAAAGTAACATATGAAGGGTCTGCTAATCTAAACAGCAGACATGTCCATGGCAGCTGGGATGCGGAGTATTCTCGCAAATCCAGGGCTGCTGCTTCGCCTTTTGGTTTTGGTCTGACGGGTGATGATTTTTCTACCCGTCAATGGTCGATCCTCTCTGCACTTGGCCTTACTAGGCTGGGTCGCTAGAGGACCATTACCTTGGATGGTATATCCACGTTGGTGGGGTTGACAACCCATTAGCATTATCATCCTTTAACGTCAAAACGTTTAAGGAGGCCAACCATGGCATTCACCGATCCACAAACCATTACAGTAGACACTGTAGAACAAACCCTTAATCGGATCAAATCCGATGGGTACCGCTCAGAATACCAGGAGGACGTTGAGGAATTCAAGATGACTATTAGTCATCAAGAATCCAAAACACGTACTCGTCGTATGGTCCGCATCGACCAAAGAGTCGTTGCAGCTGACCCGCTTACCTCAGTAAATGAGTATAAGACGCTGGGCGTTTATCTTGTCATTGACGAGCCAGAATATGGCTTTTCAGATGCCGAGATCTACGATGTCGTTGAAGCCTTACAGGCTTGGTTGACGGAAGCTAACGTACTTAAGATTTGTGCAAATGAACATTAAGTTCATTTGCAACACGTATTTATAATTGTTATTTATACGTGTATGTAGTATACTATATATAAGTATATTACAATCTATCTTCGTGCGAAAGGAGGAGCCGTATGAAACAGCTACTTTGGACAGCGTTCTTTTGGGTTATAAATACCCTACTAACGCTATTCAAGAAATGTTTTACAGGTAAAGATTCATCATCGGATAAAACCGTTAATGATTCCAAATCTGTAACATAACGTTGAATCTAGGGGTGGTAGAAATACCGCCCCGATGGCCCACTACCGTCAAACTGAATTGGTTTGCCCCACTTTGTATTTTAGTGGGGAAGGTGGATTACATGGCTGGAATGCCACCTCCAAATAAGGAGGAACATTGAAAAGCCACGTAAGTGACCTTCTGGAACTAGCTACATGCGTATTATATGACGCAGTAGCTAAATGCACGAACGTACCACTCGATTTACGTGACCTAGAAACAATTCGGTCACGTGGTGAACACGAGGGGGTATCGTTTTATACGATTACTCTCCCGACCTTCGGTAAGGACTTTGATATGGCCTTATCCGTAGGTGTCATTGACTCTACTCATTTCCGTGCTTTTAGGAAACGAGGGAAGGCCCCTGTATTTTTACAGGGTTTCTTCAGTCAGGTGTTCACCAGAGAAGGGAGGATTTATGACAAACCCGATGTTGCTGCTATCGAAGGTATACGACAAATTTCGTATGCCTTTAAAAAGATGCAGCTTGCGTGTACCCCCGAAAGGGTTAAACGCGCACTCAAAGAGTTTGCTACAAATGAGCATGTTTTTAAGGTGCCAGTTAGCCCAGGTGACTTGGAAAAATTTCACCAAGTCAGCCGTATTTTGTGGAATGACATTTTTGGTAATCAAATTTATGTATTACCTGATGTTATTCCTAAACACGGTCCTGGTGCAACAGCTGAACGGTTAAGTGGAAACACTAAATACCGACTCAGTCGTTGGCACGATCGCCTGGAACCATACTTTCCGTTGCTCGACACAGCTTTTGTTAATTCAGAAGCTAGGTTTTGCAACGAGTTCCAGATTGTAACGATCGTAGATGAGGCAGATGAACAACCCGTAAGGGTGATCCCTGTCCCAAAAACCTTGAAAACGCCCAGAATTATTGCAATAGAGCCTGTGTGTATGCAATATACACAACAAGCTCTATCCAAGTGGCTCATTGAGCTCCTTGAAAGACACCCTCTTACACGAGGTCACGTAAATTTTCGCGACCAAAGTGTGAATCGTGCCTTAGCAATAAGCGCATCGAAGGATGGCAGTCATGCGACTATTGACTTGTCATCCGCTAGCGATCTCGTACCTTACGAGCTTGCTATCAGCATGTTTGACAGCGTCCCTGATATTCGGGATGCTATCTCTTCATGCAGATCAATGCGGGCGCAACTACCTTCAGGCGATATAATATCGCTTCGGAAGTTTGCGTCTATGGGTTCCGCTCTATGCTTTCCAGTAGAGGCAATGTACTTCTACACGATCTGTGTAGCTGCCATGCTGGAAAAGCATAACCTCCCTTGCACCTTCCTTGGTATAAGAAAAGCCAGGGAAGATGTATACGTCTATGGAGATGATATTATTATCCCCACAGACGCGTTCGATGTTGTTACGGATTACTTGCATAAGTACTACTGCAAGGTAAGTATCCGCAAAAGCTTCGCGAGTGGTAAATTTCGCGAGTCATGCGGAATG